CAGGGACACCCTTAGCGGCGGCAACCTCAGCCTTGAGCGTCCTGGTTTCCAGTTCAGCGGCGCGCTTCTCAGCGGCCTCCGCACGGGCAAGAGCCTTCTCAGCTTCGGTCTTGTTCGCTTCCTCGATTTCAGCTAACCGCTGTGCAGCAGTGCTGTTTTCGGTCGCCTTCGCCAAGTTTTCCTTAGCTCGGGCCTCCCACTTTCTCGCTTCGGCTTTCCAGTCCGTCTCTTGCTGAGTGGACTCGGTGGCCTCAGATTCAGTGGCTTCCGATGCGGTCGAAGTAGCTTCAGATGCAGCCATCTTTGTATCTCCCATGCGGGTTGTCCTCAGCCGTGCGGCTTCAGGTGGATTAAATGACAATGCCCATGCGGGCAGATAACCCACCAAAAGGCGGCGGGAATCTAATCAGGCGAGAGCTTCCGGCTTATACAGCTTCAGAAGCTCAATCGCCCAAGAAACCTTGTCGTCTACGCGCTGCCCTGCGGGTTGCGCCTTAGACCAAAGTTCCAAGTTTTCGAGACGGTTATCTAACCGATCACCGTTGATGTGATGCACGTTTTCTTCGGGCATTAACGGTCGACCCAAATGCTCGGACATAACCAGCCGGTGCTCGAAGATGTTTCCCGATGTATTGGCCATCGGATGCTCTGGGAAGTAGACAACTCGGTACCCGAACTTTGTCACCCAAGTAGTCAGCGGCTTAACTGCCTTCTTCGGAAGTTCGGTTGAGCCGTATTTACGCATCCGCCAGTTGTGGGAGTTGCACAACCCGTTTGCATGAAGAGGTTTAGCGCAATCGCCAACTGAGCATTCCCGAGAAAGGGCCGCGGCACGGAGAGGCGCGGCCCCAGCGGACCCAGTTTTAAGGAACCGCTGATAATGTCCACCGCATAAGCCGTGAGCCTTGGTCTTACGGTCACAATCGAAGGCTGAACATAGCAAAGGCACCGAGAAAACTCCTAAGAATTTTCCGGTGCCGTACTCCGGTAATACCAGCCAAAGCCCACCTTGCGGCGTAATTCAATTCTACCACTTAGCTAACGTCTAACTCGTGACGCATAGACGTGGCGATCATTTTGGTTTTGTCGTCAGCGGTTACATGCTTACCTTCTGAATCAACCCACTGATACTTATTCTTCAGCGAGCCATCACGGGCTTTGAACTGGACAGTCTCAAGCCTTAGCCCCTCATTGACCTTGTTCCGCGCCTGAGCGTAGGACTCAAGATACTTATCAGCGTCGGCCTGCATCTCAACGTAATTGTCTTCGTAGACCTGGACCGTCCGGCACTTGCAATGGTCATGGAATTTCTGCCCAACAGAGCGGGAACCGCGAGGCTTGATGCCCTTACCCTGCCCGCCACTCTTACCCCTAGTCTTTTCGACAGGGACACCGCGGCCAACAACACCGGATGCCGCAGCCTCCGACGAATACGCGGCACCACGGCTGGCAAGCATCCCGCAAAACCCACAACAACCAGGCTTAGGCACACGCTGAAACCCGACCGTCACACGCTCACGCTGAGCATTGCCATAGATCGTGTCGCCGGCAATCTCAGACAGAATCGACGTCAACCCACCAGACAAAACCGAATAGATCAGAGCAGAAGCGCCCTTCTCAAACAGTGAAGGCTGCGCGGCGAACCCGACAAGACTGTTCCAACGCGGAGTCTCAACATCATCCAAAGTCTCAGCGCTAAACGAACCCGCAACCCCCGCATAATCCCGGACCTCTTCATAAAAGGAAGCCGAAACAGCGGAGGAAGTCGCCGCGTAAGGGTTAAACACCTCCGGGAACGCCTCAAACAGGATCGCTTGAGCCCTACCCGGGTCCATCCCATCCACAGCGTCCAGCAAGCCGCGCAAGTCCACCAGCGCCGACGTCGAAATACTGTCAAGCGTCAGGTCATACCCCTGAACCAGAGACAGCGGCAACACTAAAGATCACCACTGCCACGTTCCGCCGCCACAGCCTGCACATCCGGGTTACTGTCAGCCGCAGCGAGCCGCTCACCGACACCGGCCACAAGCTGAGACACAGCCGATCTGCGCCGGTCAGCAACGATCCGGTCAATCGTGGTCTGGTCAAACCCGAGCTGCTCCAACGTAACCGCAGAATCAGGCGGCAACACGCCGGCCTGAACGAGTTTCATCACAGCATCAGCCGCAGCAGCCTTCGTCGGAGTAGCAGGATCCCGCCACTTCGTAGTCAGCAACTCCAAACCCTCAGCCGAACCCTGCCGAATCTCAACAGCCATCCGCATAGCATCCACCCACGCAGCACCAAAGGGCTCGTGGGCGGATTCAGCGTCCGCGTTCAGGTCAAGATAGGCCGTGTGCATCGCAGCATCAGACGCGGGGTTGTCGTGGATGATCCCCAGCGCGTTCAGCGGGATGTTCGTCTCACCCGAGAACTTCGCACCAATCGTCCGCAACATCTCCGTGTGAGGCTGCATCGAAGCGGCCTGGAACTGACCAACAGTCGGAACGTCGCCGTCCTCATCCTTGCCGATAGCGAGGATATGCCCGGTGACCGTCTTCCACGCATCAGCCATAGACCCGTCAGAGTTCGTGAACGCCGACTCATCAGCGCCCAACAGGTAACGCTGCGGGGAACTGTAGAACTCCGCGCTGACTTCCATGCGGAGGCTCGTACGGATCGCCTCATCAGTAATCCGCATGACGCCCTGAGTGATCCGTGAACGCCCGAACGGGTACTCCGGCGAGGAATCATACGCCAGCACCACAACAGGGCACCTACCCAGCGTGTGCGGGCGCTCATCCAACACCCAGCGCCCATCAACACGCAGCCCCGTAACAACCTTGTCCTCAAGGTAAAGGATCCACTCGGTAGGCAGGCCAGCCTCAGCAGCGACAATCGACAAAGCAGCCGAAGCGCGGCGCCGGTTCGCATCCCAAAGCGCAGTGGACGACGTCGGCGACAAGGTGCGGATAACCGCGCCCGGCTCACCATCAGCACCAGCCATCACAGCAACAAACGACACGCCGTAAGTCAGCGCGGACATGTGCGCGTGATGCGCCTCAATCCCGAGACGGTTCTCCGACCAGATGCGGTCAACCTCGAACTCATCAAGCTCAACACCAGGAGCCGCGAACCCACCAAGCTTCACGCGAGACGCCAACGACTTCACAGCCTTATACGGCCAACCCGTCACCGTCTCAAACGACTGCAACTGCGGCGGAATAGCAATCCCCAAATGCCGAATGCTCTGCTTCGCCTCAAAATAACGCCGGCGCGTCTCATTGATACCAGCCACCGAACGCAACTGCACCAAGCACTCATTCAAAACACCGTTATCAGCCTCAGATAGGCCGGGAACAACCAAAGTGTCAATCACGAAAGCACCAACACCTTCCCCCGGCCCTCACCGGAACTAGAACGCCTCTTACCAAACTTCACAGCACCAAAATGCGCCAAAGTAACGCCAATCAGGGGAGACAAGAACACGTCAACCGACTTCCTATCCCAAACCCAGCCGCCGGCATCGCCAATCTTCTTCTTCTTCGCCGCGATCAGCGCATCATCAACAGGCTTCTGCTGAAAATGCGTCAACTCGCCACCAAGGACAGCGTCATAGAACCCGCCACACGCCTGCATACTCTCAGCCGTCGAAGTGACAATCACCTTGCGGTTTTTCGCCTGCAAACCAGGGACAACCGAACGCGCCGGCGACATCGCATCGACCAACACAGGCAACCTCCGGTTAGTGCGCTCCAACAGCCACGCCACAAGCTCAGACGAACCGCCCGTGATGTCGAACTCTTTAGCTACCTCAACGTGAGGGCGCGGGCCGGACACGCCGACAGCCACAATCGCCCGTGTCCGCTCGTGGTTCATGTCCACGGCATACACGCTCGGAAGACCATCAGGCGCCGTGCCAGTTCCGCACATGTTCCACGCATCAGAAGGAATGACCGACAGTTGCTCATCGGACGCCCACATGCCCAAGCGCTCCCGCGCAAATGTCATGTCATCCATCGAGTTACGCTCGTCCTGAATGTGATCCTCAGTGATGCGCGTACCAACAGCAGGATTCGACTGGCGCCAAAGCTTCCGGTCATCAAGATCAACGTCACCCGACACGGACCATTCAGCCCATGCCAAGCGCTTATCCTTGCCCGTGTACGCGATATCGCGGGTACGGGTGAAAACCTCGCCGTTATCGTTCGGGCCCGGCGGCGTACCAGCCAACCAAATCTGCGGGTTAGGACGAGCCGAGACAGTAGGCAACATCGCAGCCCACGTCAGGTCAGGAAGTTCCTGGCACTCGTCCAGCAGTAGCGCATCCGCGGAGAACCCGCGCCCGCCACCCTTAGACCGAGCCACGAACTTGAGTCGCTGCCCGTTCATCATTTCGATGCCCTGTTCACCGTTCGCCTCGCGAATACGGCGGACCTTCTTGCCTAGGTCATCGAAGTTCTCAAAGTAAGCCTTGATCCTTAGGAACGCCTCAAGCGCAGTAGGCACAAGGTGCGCCGAATGAAGAATCAGTTCCTCACCGAACAGCAACAGGCCGGCCAGCTCGCGGGCCTCGAACAGCGCAGTCTTCCCGGACTGCCTCGGGACAGCCAAGCCGACGCGGGTAGCTGCCCACTTGCCGTCAGCGGTTTCGCCCATCGACATTTTCAGGACGTTGCGCTGCCACTCATCAAGGACAAGCCCGTAAGCCTCGCACAAGTCACTGACATCAGCCCAGGAACTCTGAACACTCTTCGGAGCGAGAGAAAACGACGGCGTCTGAATGCCTTTAGCCACCCAACACCGTCCTTAGCTTGATTCCCGCGCCGCCCCATCCTTTATCGGCTTGCGTCGGGCCTTACGCCGTTCCGCAATCTCATCCAGCGCAGAGACGTTCTTCTTGTCGCCCTTAGACAGTTCCTCGATCTGCTTCAACACGACAGTCAACTGACCAGACAGCGCAGCAACATCCCGCGCCGACTCAGACGTACCTATAAGCAACGCCAACTGGTCCCTAAGCGCCTCCAAAGCCGCCCGGCGATCACCGGAAGCAGCCGCTTCCTGCAGGCTCACAGAGGCCCCCTATGGGTGTGGAGAGAAACTAGAGAGATATGTCGCTATGCCGGAGGTGCGAGCGGGCGGGTGGGGGAGGGTGGTACCCCCTACCACTCGCGTGATGTCTTCAATGGCTCAATGTCAAGGGGCTTGCGGTTCGTTTTTCCACCGAGTGACTGGTTGCATTTCCTGCAGATCACCCGGCAGTTTTCGATCACATCCTGGCCACCAAAGGCATGGGCGACAATATGGTCCACCTCAGCGGACGCAGGCGTTAACCCAACCTTGTAGTCGAGTTCGACTCTGCATTCAGGACAACGCGCAAGTCCTTGAGCTTTAGCCCTGTAGAGAACTACTCGTCGTAGGTTTTTCCACTTAGCTGTTCCAGTTCGCGAAGTCGTCATGCCGCTTTGAATGTCTCGTTGACTCGCTGCTTAGCCAGCAGGATGTTACTGACTTGCGCTTGGCTGCATCCAAAGTACTTCGCTAGCCCTCGCTGCGTGTACTTCCCTGCACCGTAGAGACTGCGCATCAACGCCACCTCGGTGTCGGTAAGTTTGTGCTGTCCACTTCTTTCGCCGTTTGCAACACGTTGACGCGCTACAGCATCTCCCGTGTTCTCCTTAGGAGTCCCAGGTATTAGATGCTCCGGGTTGATGCATATCGGGTTGTCACAGGTATGCCTGATTAGTTGGCCTTCAGGGATCGCGCCAACCCATGCTTCGTATGAAGCCCGGTGCGCCCTGTATGGTTTGCGGTCGACAGTTATCTTCCCGTAGCCATCCGATGAGCGCGGCCCTTTGAACTCATGGCAGCCGTTTGCTGTGATGACCCATCCGTGGAACTCTAGAGATTGCACTGGCGTAGATCCGGGTTGTGGCCGCGTCACCTTGTCCGCTAATCCGTTAGCGCGGAGCCTCTTGTAATGCTTCGAGCAATACCCTTTGGCTCCATGCTTTCCTCTTAGGGTTTCGCATCCATCTGCGTTGCAGGTACCGTTATCCATATCGAACTCCTAAATAGTTCGGTCACGCTCCCGGACTGTTGACGCAGTCGCGGGAGTTCTCTATTTGGTTGTCAAAGTGGTGGGCGTTTAGTCCTCGTCGTCAGCCTGGGCCCTAGCCCAATCGGCGGCTTCCATTTCCATCTCGAAGGTGTCGGTGCGTACCCGTGCGGCGTGCGCTTGGATGAGTTCGACAATGGCGTCGTATAGCCTCATGCGCTGACCTCCACCGTCTCGTATTGCACATGGAAGGGGCCGGTGTATGTGTTCTCGAAGCCGCGTACGCAGTGGTTGCACCAGTAGAGGGTGCCGAGGTTGGCGAGGATGACTTTGGCTTTGGCTCGTGCGCTGCTATGCCGGTCGCAGCATTGTCCATCCATGACTAACCTCCGCTTGTGTGGGAAGGGTTGAGCGGCCCAGGCGTTACGCCGCGGTTTCGATTGTTGCCCGGCGGCCGGTCGCGCTCAGTGGGCTGTCGAGCATCGAAGCTCGAAGCGACTTATGGGGGGTCGGTCGCTAACCATTCAGCCCGTGCCCGTAATCGGGGCACAGATAAAAGCCGCACTACTATGAGTGGCGGCCTAGATCCTAAACCTTGCGGTCTAGGAGATTGTGAGTGAAGAGTTCATTGCGCAGTGCGGTCACTGCTGCGTTAGCTTCTTCGGGAGTGTCGAATGGTCGGGTGTAGTGCTTGGCGTAGTTATGCACTACGCATCCTCGCCAGCGGCGTCCGGACTGATGTACCCCTCGGTAACCAGAGCGGGCGTTGGATCCTTGACGGTGTTCCAAGTTTTGCTTGTGTGTGCATGAACGCAGGTGTTCAGGGTTGACGCAAAGAGTGTTGTGGCACTTATGGTCAATCTCATGCCCGGCGGGGTTAGGTCCGTTTGCGATCTCCCACGAGATAACGTGGGCACCGCGGCGCTTGCCTTGCAGATGCAGCCTGCCGTATCCGCGGGAGTCGGTGTTGCCCAGCCATTCCCAGCAGCTTTCGCCTTTTTCTACCCAGATCAAGAACCTGGACCTATCAGCGAAGTCGTAGGGGCTTTCGGGGTGTACGATTTCCATAGCGAATCCTCCAGAGATTCGTTCACGCTCCCGGATGCTTGCAGGCATCGCGGGGGCTTTTGATTAAATGCCGAGAGCCCCGGCCTTGTTGGCGGCGGGGCTCTCGTTTGGGCATAAAAAATGACCGCCCTTGTTAGGTGCGGTCTGAGTGCGGAGCCAGCTAGCCCCTCAAAATGACACGGTATCAGCTTTTGGGGCTAGATGCTACTGATGTGGCGCGTGTGTAGTTAGGCAAGCGAGCCAAGATCTAGGACTTCCTGGGCGCACCTCTTGGCTATGATCTCCGCATACCGCTCTTCAATCTCCACACCAATAGCTTTCCTACCCAAGTTCTTTGCTGCTACTAGCGTGCTTCCGGATCCCGCAAAAGGGTCAGCTACGACGCCTTCGGTTGCGCTGATTAGTGACTCCATTAGTGGTATCGGCTTGGAGTGCGGGTGCCCGATTCCTCCTGCCGCGTTCACCGATCCTCCTGTGGCAATAACTGCGCTTTCGGATGGCGGCTTTTTGGGCCATTGCCCGAGTAGATATATGGCTTCTATGTCTCGCCTAAACCCTCCTACGCATCCGAATAACCCGCTATTGAGTGGCTTCTTCCATATCAGGACTTGCTTGGTTCCTGGTGGGGGAGCAAGCATTGGTGAGCCGAAGACGATTTGTTGGCGGCCCGCAAATGAGGCCATTATGGCGTCTCTGGCTGCGGTGGTGTGGTCGTTGCGGATGCCAGTATCCTTGCGGGTGGTGTAGGTCTTACCTCCCTGCTCGAATGTGTATGCGGGCTGGTCCCATCCGATCCCATACGGTGGATCTGTCACGAGTACATCCGCGTCTAACCATTCGCGGTGCTCAGTCAGGCAATCCCCTAAGTAGAGCTTGACGTAATCGTCTTGGTAGTAGGGTTCGCTCACTTTTCGCCTTCCTGCTTAGCTTTGTAGGGGTTGCGCCTTATTGGGGGTGCTTCAACTGTTTTGTCCGCGTATCCCGCTTCGTATCCGGCTTCCCATGCTGCGGCCATGCCTTCCAGCGCGTCGTCCAAAAGGCTCATGCGTTTGCCCTTTCGGTGGCTCTGGTGTCGTGCCATGCGTTGAGTACGTCGTATGGGTGGTAGGTGGGTAAGGGTTCGCGTTCTACGGGGGTGAGTTTGCCGCGGCGTGCCCAGTTGCGGATGTCGAATTGGGTGACGGTGATGCGGGCGTTTTCTTTGAGCCAGGGGATGAGTTTGCGTGTTGGCATGGGGTCTGGCCGGTGTTCGTCGAGGCGAGCGCGGATGGCGTGGTGGTTGACGTGTTCCGCTTCGGGCCCGCTGACCAGCAACTCGGCTTTGGTTACCCAGTCGGCGATGAGCCATGCTTGGCCGGCTGCGTGTTCCTGGTGGGCGTAGTCCTTGGCTGACTTCCCTACCGTTTTCAGGTTTTCGGATATCTGCCATGCGTCAAAGTTGAGGGGTGCGGCGGATCCTGGTTTGGATCCGCCGCCTCCGCCGCCTGCGGGTCTGACGTTGTCTTGCCGGGCGATGGTTACGCGGAGTTCAACCAACAATATCGGCACACGGTCTAACCAGCTTTGTAGGTCCGACACGCACTGCGAGCAAAGGAAAGTGCTGGTCATGTTGCGGCAATCGTCGGTGGTGCATTCGCTTGTCATTGTTTCCCTCCGATGATGGCTTCTGGTGCGGGTAGGTTCGCAAGCTCCGAGTAGACCCACATGGTTCCGAGTGCTGCGGCTTTGAGTTGGAGCATGGTTTCGGGTTGGAGTTTGCCGTCGAGTTCTTGGACGAGTTCGACGGTGTTGCGCATG